GCAAGCAAACTTTGTCGCATCTAGACCGTTGCGTGAATCTTCACCACACTGTTTGCGCCAGTTCTTCATCTGTGTCTGGGTGATGTTTGGACTCACCTTGACACTAAGGCCTGGTCTCTCTGGTACTTCAATAAGAACAGGGTTTCTCTCAACCTTGCGCTTAACAAGAGTGCGCAGCTTATTTAGCTGAGTCTCTTCTGGGACGGAGGCAATAGTCGAGCTAGCTGCTGAAGTTTCCTTCAGGGCTGCTCTCTTTTGCTTCTGACTGTCTGAATCTTCTGTTGTATAAAGTGTGTTGTCGCTCATGTCCTGAAAACTATCACACCTTTATCCGCCGTAGCGGAAGTACCCTTTTGACTATCTAAGGGTTGAAGTGACGTCAGATATAGCGAATGTGAGGGCGAATGTCGCTGGGGCACCGGATGATGAGTCACCATCTGGCTCTGTGATGCCAACCAAAAGGGCATCATAGTAGTAGCGGTCGTTCGTTGGGTCCTTGATATCGCAGTCAAAAACCGAGATTACGATGTTGTAGTAGGCAATACCTACGTACTTGCGCAAACCCTGAAGCTTCGCTCCGATACCAGCAGCCGTCTCGGCACTCACCATGTCATCGTCATAGTGGGCTGTGAGCGTGATGTCGCCAATTTCCGAAGGAGCGCAAAGAACTGTCGGACGTGACTTTCCGCCTTCGTAGATTTTCTCTACAGAAGCCGTGATTTCGCCACCAGACACCTGGGCGAACTTAAAACCAGTCCACTTAGGGAGGTTCGCCTGGACGTTTGTTTGCTGCTTGGCGTTGCTCGCAAAGTTACTTGGGAAAATCTCCGCAAGTACTTGTCTCTGTGCAATTTTTGCCATTTCCTATTCCTCCGTTATACGACTGTTGAAGTCAGGTTTGATTTGACGATGTCAATTTCAATCTTGTCACCGACGCTTGATACTCTTACGCCGACTCTTGCTTTGACAAGACCTGTTTGAAGCTGTGCAGCTGGGTTGATTCCGGAATCACACTTAACTGTGTACCCGTTGTCAAGCTGCTTACCGTTTGCATCGAATGCTGGGTAGAGAGCACCAAGGTCTCTCATTCCTGCAAGGATTACAACGAGTCTTGCTTCAATGTTTGCAAATATCGTGTTTCTTCCGTCGATTGTCGAGAACACCAGGTCCTCAAGCGAACGGTAGCACTCTGTAACAATTGTGTTAACAACATCTTGCTGTGTGATGTAGCGGAAGTTGTCACTGTCTGATGACAATGAGCGAGCTCCATAGATTCTCACAGTGTTTTGGATTACACGGATTGCGTTGACGTAATTTTCGTCAAGGTCATCTCCAGTGCTCTTATCGATGTCTGTTGCCGCTCCTGATACAAACTTTGCTGTAGAAATCAAGCCAGCAGCTGGAAGCTGAGGACCCGTCTGGTTATGGGCAACAGCTCTTTTTGCTGCAACATATCCATCTGGTGGAATTGTTCTAGTTACACCAGCAACACCAGAAGGAACAGTGACCCATGGGTAGTACAGGGCTGCATGCTCGGCGTTGTCTTCAGCTTGAAGGGCAAGTGCTGTTGCCTTTATGTCTGCACTATTAGCACCTGCGGCACCATGAAGTATTGCAATTCTGCTGTAGTTGTTCGCATGAGCGATAAGACCTGCACGAAGGGCTACATCATCGTTTGAAACTTCTGGACACGAAACAGCTCCGGTTCCAAGTGCGTCATTAAATACTGTCAACGTGGACAGATACTTAGCTGCGTTGACTTGGTTTTCGTACGCATTACCAGCTGCAAGAGGTGTTGAAGCCAGTGTTGCTGGAAGTGTGGTTGTTGAATTCAGCGATGCTGAAACATAACGCGAAGCTATTGAGCTTGAGTTAATTCGACCAGCCATTTGCGAGGAAGTAGAGCAGTTGCCTGTTGTGTAGACAAGCGTGTTCTCGAAGTACAAGTCGAGCTTTGCTGTCGTAGTGTTATTTGTAACTACAACATCTACGTCCGAGCTCCATGCTCCAGGGCCATTTGCTGTCAGTGTTATGCAGTTTGCTGCTGCACCGTTTTGAATGGCAAGGTTTCCAACCGTTGCGCTAGCTCCTACCGCACGAGCAACATATGCCTGCGTGCCACCTTCCTCAAAGAAGGTCTCTACGGTTGGATGCAAGTATGAATCTGAGCGGTAATCACCAAACATTGCCTCAAACTCGGCGATGCTCTGTACGAGAACTGCTTCACCGCTAGGACCTCTATTAGCAAGGCCGACGACGAATAGTTGTGATGATTCTCGGACCGTCGCTGTCGATGGGCCGGTTCTTACTGAAGTTGATATAACTACGCCAGGCATAGGACCTTCCTATTACTTCTCATTGAGGGTTGGATTCCCTTATGTGAGTCAATTGTACAGAGGCAAAGTGATTATTTTGTGCAACTATCACTGGAACCTCAAACAAGTGGCTTTGATAAGAAAAACATTTATAAATCATACACCAGGGCCAGTAATGGTGACCTCACCATTGGCTCCAGTGAGAACTATTCTGTTATCGGTTGATGGTGTTTCAAGACCAGGGATATCGTTACCAGAGCTGACAGAAACAGTATCAAACTCAATCTGAGACACTGCCGCGTGGTCCTTGCGCATCACAACTTCATCTATCTGGAGCGTGTAAGCAATAAAAGAGCCAGCCATGACACGGTCGCCCTTGAGTAGTGTTATGTCTGAAAATTCTTCTCGAATTGTCGATTCATCGATGACTGCACGAAATGAAGTTCTTGAGTCGTACGCTCTCAGGCATGGGTAGTCAAGTAATGCGGAACGAACTATTGTCGTCATTCTGTCTCTCATTAAAGTGCACGCTTCTGAGCCTTCGTCTCTAACCCAGACGTAGGTACGCATTGAATAGCTAACGCGATACAGCGGGTCACCATTATCAAATCCAATTCTTTCCATCTCATTGGTAGAGAGAACTGTAGTAATCAATGATGGCCATCTATCAAGCGCTAGCGGCTCGTGGAGTATGTACTGTTCTGGTGGCGGTAACTGCTGGTTGTCGAGAGCCCAACCATTCTGATAGTCAACCAAGCGAGATGGGATATCTAACTGAAGATAGTCATTCACGTACTTCTTGGCGAAGTGAGCACCATTCATTAGGTTAATCATGTGAGCTTGCTTCCGTTAATGATGTATTTTCTTGCAGCTTTACCAACGTCTCTATCAAAGTCTCTTGGTGTAAAAAGTATTGGCCTAGCCGGCATATTCTCTGTTCCATACTGATGGAACTTGGCAATTCTATTATTAACCGTAAGTGTTATTGACTGGTCGCTTGCTGCTCCACCAAGAACATCAAGATTGGTTGCGTCAAAGAATAATCCACCAGTTCTTATCAACATTGGAGTCGACCAGTGTGTTGCTTTCCATGCGCCATACTCAGCCGAGAGTGGAGGCCATGCTCCGCCAAGCATTGATTTTGCAGACATTGACCCCTGCGATAAGAAATTCTCTTTAGTTGCGTCTTCTAGTTTGCTTTTTGCCCACCTAAGCACAGGACCCATGTCTCGTGTTCTGTCACCTAAATCATCAAGTCGTTCTTTTGCTTCATCAGAATCAATTGAGACTCGTGTTACTACGCGTAATCTTGCCACCCTTAAATCCGAGTTCTCTTATATTTTCTCAAAGTTGAAAGCTCTGTGTCCATGAACCCAGTCATCATTGGCGCAACATTTCTTGGATTTAAATCTTTTACACCAACGACATCGTCATGCATATTTTGCATTTCACGAGTTGCAGCACGAAGAATCATTAGCTTAAAAACAGGGATGCTCGCTCCATCCAGTCCTGCGGTATAGGTAATCGTCATCAAGTCGTCTGGATAACCGTAGTAATAGTCAATTCCGTAAGTTCTCTGGACGTAGTCCTGCTCGTTTACAAGGATTCTTTCTGTGCCCATCACTGGCTTAACCTTGACCTGGGTTATTGAGACTATTGGGGTATTTTTTAGATATATGGCTGGTTGTGGTGCAGCGTATGTCGTATTGTTTACTACGTTGTCAACGAATGTATCGCTGTAGTTATTATCAGTAACTGACAAGAACGATGACATCGGTACCCCATAATGGCCCGCGTCTAGCCGATGCTCTTCAACGAACTGGGCTGGCTCTATTGGTCTGCGAAGGAAAGCCTCTAATTCGCTCTGGAGCCCTTCCAGTATCATTTCGCACGCGTCTATCTGACGGTTAGTCAAGGATATATCCATGTAGACCTTAAGGTCATTTACCGTAACAAGTGCCATGTCATCCTCGGGTCAAAAGTTATTGGGACTCTTTATAGTCCATAATTTTAACATTTTTTCCCTATTTTTGAGGTCAATGATTGATTGACCAACCATACGGATGCTGGTACTGTACAGGAATGGCCAAATCAAGCAAAGCAGAAATAAAAGAGGACATAGTAAACATCCTTAATCATGTAACTGAAACACTATTTTTCTTTTTTGAAGATAACGAGGAAGATATTGAAGAAGACGATGAGGCTCTTGATGAGTTCACCGACTTCATGTGGGTAATTGCTAATGTGGCCATGGGCGCAGCAGGAATGACTATTACTGGGAGAAACCCAGATGGGACAATTAACGCAGTATTTAATCCAGTCAAAAGTGTTAAAAAGTTCCTACAAGAGGAATATACTGGAGATGATTCAGATAGATACTTCGAAGATATGGTTACTGTTAATGACAACCCATCAGAAATAGACCTAGGCGACTTTGACGGATTATTCACTGGGGAAAAGAAAAAGTAAAACTACTTCTTTCTTGTTGTGCTACGCTTTTTCCCGCCAGACTTAACGGTTTTCTTTGTCTTTGACTGAGCTGTTTTTGCTCTTTTTGCAGAAGCCGCAGCACGTGGTCTCTTCACAATTGGAGGTCTAAGACCCTTCATCGGTGACTTAACCCCACCGCTCTTATTAATTCCAGATGGCGTTGCTCGCTTTGCTATCTGTAATCTATCCAATCCTTCTTCATTGGTTACACGCTTTTTCTTTCCAGCACCAACCCTGACTCCACCACGCTTAGCCATTCTCTCAAATGCACGCTTCTTGATGTCGGTATATTGTTTGGTTTTTGTTAAGCCGATATATGATGAGCCCTGTCCTGCGCGGCGTGTTGTTGTCCCACCACTTCTATCGGAGCTTTCTTTCACATCTCTTTTAAGCTTTACTTTTCCAGTTCTCTTATTCTTGGCGATTTTTGCCCTACGTGATTTTGCACCCTTTTTGGTAATGCCATCAGGAGAGTACTGTTGCATTTTGTAAAGGTCACCGTAGTTGCCCTTCTTCAAATCACGTTTTGTAACTCCGAATATATCGGTCGCCATTGCTGCAAAGCGGTCATACTTCTGTTGGTCGCGCTTATTAAGTTTGGCAGCTTTTACTTTTTTGCCAGCTTTTTGGGCGGCCTGAGCTGCACGCTTGAGTGACTGCTCTTTTTTATTGAGTTCGACGATGCCCTTATAGATATAAGCAGCATCATCCGAAATATCTGGGCCGTAACGTACACCTGGCATAAAACTCCTTGGACATAAAAATATACCAGAAAATATGCCTACAACCTGGACACCATTTAATTAAGTTTTATTAATCACCTATCGGCATTTGGCGGAGATTCAAAGAACGGTCTAGAAATACCCTCTTTCCCAGATGGGGCCTCTATCGGAACCCAGGCGCGAGCATAGTTGTGCTCTTTTATCTTTCGCACTTTTATTAGGCTGCTGTCAAGCATTAATGATAACTCATCAGATTTCATGCACAACATGTCATCGAAATCTTGATTTGTATAACGCCCTGACCGTTTCATTTCTCGAATTATTTTTGAGAGTTTTGCCGCAACAATTACTGACTTACCCCTGTTCAGTTGGACATGCATCATCATTGCTTCCAGCTGGTCACACTCATGAAACACCACCGGGATTAGGTCGCCGTGAGTTTCTGATATTTCCGAAATATTTATAAAGAGATTGTATCTTTCGGAGCCATCTATTATTTCCCCTGTTTCTCTTCGTACGTGTATCGGTTGGATAAAGCCGTGCTGCATCAGGGACGAGGAGATTACGAGCAACTCTGGCCTAATTGTGTATGTTGCCTTCCATGTCGGAACTACAAGCGAGCCTTTACCAACCCATTCGATTTTTATTTCTTTCATAGTTCTAGTTCACTTTCAATTATTCTCACTGCATTTGCTTTTGTCTTTGGCCCAACCGGAGTTGGTGAATTGACATCTATCTCATTAAGCATGAGATTTCTGATGAGCCAGGAAACCGGGTATCCGTAAGGGTCCTGAATATGTTTTTTTCTAAACTTTGCAACGTAGACACGTGCTTCCATTTTTCTTCTATCGCCAACAAGATACTCTTCAATAAACTCAGATGCACCATCAAACCCTCTGCCTGAGTATCGGGCAATAAGGCTTTCGCTGTCAAATTCTGGCCACCATCTTCGTTGCGCATCTATAAAGGGG